AACACTTGATTCATTACTTTTAAATAATGTTTGTGAAGTTAGATTTCCTCGTAGAATAATTTTAGCTGGTCAGGCACCTACGAGAAGAATGTTATGTACTATGTCTCAGACATTACTTAATTCTATTAATGGTAGAATATCCTTAAACTACTTTCCACCAAAGGGGCCTCCTAAACCATATTTGGGCCCTGATAATTTAGCCGTCGGTTGGGATATTATAATGCAAGATTATAGAAATATTAATATGAACTCTTGCGATTTAATTCAGGAGATCCCAGCTGATGATCAGTTTTGGGAATATTTTAACGAGAATATATATCCAATGTCTCCGGCTCAAAAATTTAATTTTATGAATTCATGAACGTTTGTTTAGAAAAAATTACCGATGCATTAAAGCCGTTTCTATTAAGAGATGTTATAATTAAAACTGATAAAAAGGTTTTAAAAAAGGGCCTTTTAAAAATTTTCCAGATTAAACAATACTATATTAACTTTACTTTAGAATTTAACGGTTTAAATAAATCATACGAAATACCTTATCCGTACTCAATAGACGTAAATGATGAGGAAGATCTGGCAATTCTCAATTATCATTTAAGTTCNTTTATACCTAAAAAGCAACTAAACAAAGTAAANTGTTTAGATAGCTCATCTAAATCTAAAATATACGACAACTTAATCTACATCTTGCCTTCTGAATAAAGTATAATATACTGTATTGTGGTAGGTGGGCTGTTAAAAGATTTTCCAAATGGATATACTCCAAACGCTTCTCAAGTAAAGCTTTTAAAAAATATTGATCAAGCTTTTCAAGACGGGTATAAGTTTGTTGTATGTAACGCTCCAACTGGTTCTGGTAAAAGCTTTATATCAAAAACTCTCGCAAATGCTTCAGAAGAACCATCACAAGACTTTAAAGATCTAATAACATCATACACTGCTTTTAAAATTGATCAAACTGGGACCTATACACATGAAGAAGATTGTGAAGACCAAAATTCAGCAGGAGCTTTTGCACTAACAATTACTAAAGCTTTACAAGATCAATACGAAAGTTTATTTAAAGGTACCACTATCCTTAAAGGTAAGAGTAATTATATTAGTACGATTGACTCTGAAATTGATGTTGAGATGGAATCATTAATTATGCCAAAAAATATATTGGAGGACCATAGAAGGAGGCATAAATGTCCATATCATAATGATCGTAGAGATGCATTAACAAATAAATTTGCTGCATTGAATTATAATATGTTTTTCTCTTTACCTAATCACGTAAAAAAGAGACAATATTTAATTTGTGATGAAGCTGCGGAATTAGAAGATCAATTAGTAAAAGAGTTTTCTTGTACTGTAGACTTTGAAATGCTAAGTAAGATGGATATATTAGTAAGACCATTTTACACAAAAAATAGCACAAACGTAATAAAATGGATTAATACTCTATTATTAGATTTAAGTGATAAAATAGAAGAGTTGCGCGATACTATTAATAATAGTAACACTAATAATAAAAAGTTTTTAATTGAAACAAGGAGACGGGTAGTAAGTTTACGAAATTTACATTCTAAGCTCACCTTAATTACAGAGACATGGAGTGAGAGTGAGTATCTTTTTGAAACGAGTAAAGATGGTATTACGTTTATGCCTCTAAAGGTTAATAAGCTTTCTAACCACTTATTTAAATACGCTGATAAAGTAATATTAATGTCAGCTACAATTATTGATCCATCAAACTTTTGCAAAAGTTTAGGTATAGATAAATTTAAATATGTTGAAGCAGAATCATCTTTTAATGCAAAAGACTCACCTATTCATTGTAATACAAAAGTTAAATTAAATTACCATAATATAGCTCGTAATTTACCAAAAGTTATAGATCAAATAAAGCAGATTTGNAAAGCACATAGCCAAGATAAAGGTATAATACATACACATAATAATAATATTACTAATCAATTAGCTGCAGCGGTAAAAGAAAGTAGATTCTTAATACGTGAGCCTGGTGTAAGAAATGAATTATTATTAGAGCAACACGCTGAAAGCTCAGACCCAACGGTTCTAATATCACCGTCTATGTCGCATGGGGTTGATTTAAAAGATGATTTAGCAAGATTTCAAATTATAGTTAAAGCTCCTTTTTTACCTATAAGAGATACACGTATAGAGAAACTAATGAAAAATAATTACGACTGGTATGTAAATAAGATGTTATGTGCACTTATTCAATCATGCGGACGTGGTGTTAGGTCAAAAAAAGATCATTGTATAACATATATTTTGGATGGAGCTATTGTTGAAAGCGTNATAAACAATAAACATAAGTTGCCAAAATATTTCCTTGACAGATTTTCTTAATAAATATATATAGGTGAAGAATAGAGCATATCATTTTGAAATAAAAAATTTATTAACTCAGTTTATAGCTGCCTTTGATGATGTAGTTATATCCCGCTATAATAAGAGTCGAGTCGCAAAACAGAATATAGATGTAAGGTATGTCTTTGCTCCAAAGCAAAGAGTAATGTATGACATTATTAATAAGGCTCAAAATTTAACACTACCTGTTGTTGCAGTAGACTTGGCGAGTGTTACGAGAGACAATACAAGAGTCTTTAATAAAATCGCTCCATCTTATTTACCAACGCAATTACTAGAAGCACCAAAAGCATCATCAAAATTTATAATGCCTGTGCCTGTAAATTTAGAAGTAAACATGTCTATTTTGGCAAGGTACATGCAGGATGTAGATCAAATTGTTTCTAACTTTGTACCCTATAACAACCCATATATTATACTATCGTGGCAAGTGCCTGACGATTTCGGTACAGAATATACACAAGAGATTAGAAGTGAGGTCTTATGGTCAGGTGATCTTAATTATAATACCCCAACAGAAACCACATATTCAGATAAATTTAGAATAACTGTTGATACATCATTTACTATAAAGGGGTGGTTATTTCCAGAACAAAAAGATACCTCAGGTACTATCTATAAAATAGATAATAATTTTATAAATGTTGATTTAGCTAATAAAATATATTCACCTTTAGATAAAACTGAAGTGGTTGAAGATAATACTTATCAAGAATATGGTTACGGTACCCTGTCAGCATTTAATACTGAATCTTCCGGACTCACTAGTAACTCTGAAACAATTACTATATCAGCTATACCGGAGTTTACAAATATATTTTATGTTATTACAGGTCAATCAGTGATGTTGACAGAGAACACTACAATAGAAAAAAATCGAATAAATTGGTTTACATTATATGGTAAGAGGTTTAGCTATAGTAATAATTTTTATCTAAGTTCTAATGTAGCTGACTTCCGCTCCAATTATACAGCAATAACGTCAGCTAAGTCTGATACAATATCCGGTTATAAGTTAGACGATAGTTTGTTTAATGTAGTAAATGATAATGTGGTAAGTATATACTTACCAGCATCAACGCTTAGCGCGACAGGAGACATAACATTTATAACAGGAAACGAAGCCGGTTGGGGTACTTCTTATCAAGCTAGTAGCTCTATCATCACGGTAGCATAAATATATATAACAATGCCAGGTACAGGATCATCAACGTCAGCAGGTCAGAATAAATCATACGTCACGAACGATGGCCGTGCGTCGACGTTTGGTAGAAATTTAGTTCAATATATTCAAAATAGACTGCCATATACTTACAATAACAACGAAGACGAAAATTTAAATCCAAAATATAAATTTTTTGCTAAAGCTGGAATGCGTAGAGCAGAAGCTTTAGCAAAATCATCTGTTTCTTCATCTAATCCTTATAATAATATACCTATCGGTGATTTTGCAAAGGATTCATCATTTGCTGATGTAATGTATGCAAATATTCAAGAAGATAAAGGGGGTAGGTTAAGAGATTATAGGATTATGGCAGCATATTCTGAAGTATCAGATGCTTTAGATGAAATATGCGATGAAGCTATTAATCCTAACGATGATGGATTTATTACAAAATTACAACTTAACAATATTGATCTTACAGTAGATGAAAAAGACCTTTTAGATAAAGAGTTTGATAAATTTGTAGAATATTTTGATTTAAGAACAAAAGGCTGGCAATACTTTAGACAATTATTGGTAGAAGGTGAAGTTTTCTTTGAGTTAATTATTCATGACGGATATGTAGATGAGGGTGTTTTAGGTGTAATTAATTTACCTGCTGAAATTATTGACCCTGTATATAACAATATACAAAACATGCTAGTTAAAGGCTTTATCTACAGAAAGCCAATCTTTAGTCCGGACCAGCCAAATAAAGTAGAGAAGGTTGAATTTATTCCAATGGATCAAAACCAGATTGTTTATATTAACTCTGGTGTATATAATGAAACTAAAAATTTCGTTATACCTTTCCTAGAAAACGCTAGAAGACCTTACAGACAATTATCATTAATTGAAGACGCTATTGTAATATATAGATTGGTTAGAGCTCCAGAGCGATTAGTATTTAATGTCGATGTAGGTAATATGGCCCCGCCTAAGGCAGAAGCATATTTAAGAAGACTTATTCAAAATTATTGGTCTAGGAAAACGTTTGATGTAGATCAAAATGATGTCGTTAAAAAGTTTAATCCACAATCAATGCTTGATG